CAAAAACTTTTTTTCTTCATAATCTAATTCTCTTTTACTAGAAAGTGTTACCATTAATTCTGGCATAGATAAAGACTCTTCTAGTTCTTTATAGTCTTTCCAAATTCCTAATATAAATACTTCTGCCTCTAGTTTTGCTAAATCAAGATCATCCCAGGTAGAACCGCTAGTCTTTGCTTGTTCTTTTACTGGTTCCTCTGATTTTTTATTTATCTTAATACCAGCAGCAATATCTATAACTTTATATATTGTAGGTAGGTCAAGGTTATCTTCTACTGTATTTGCTATTTCTGGATAGTATTGTTTCATACAAATACCGACACATTTTGACAAAACTTCAATAGCCTCATCATCGTCTGAAGCATCCTTGATGCCTTCAAACTCTACCATAAACTCTCTTAAATATTTAATCTTTAATGGGATAATTTCTAATTCTGTTCCATCAATTAAATAAATATTACCTTTACTATATACCTCTGTAGCCATTTTATCTATTCTATCATAAAAAAACAAAGCCCACCCCCGAAGGGATGGGCCTGTTATTAATCTAAAACTAGATTATGTTGCTGGTGTCCAGGTACGATCTACGATCTTACCGTATGAACCAGATGTGTCCTCTGGTAGGAGACGGAATGAAACTTCAAACATTGAAGCCTCATCACGCTTTGCAGATACTGTTACATTCTCAATTGAGAGTGCACGGTATGCGCTGTAAACACGCTCTACGTATGCTGAGTCCGCACAGTCACCTGTACCTGGACCAACAGCAATAATTCCACGCTCTACTGGACATTCGCCAATATCGCCTGCGGATAGGTCAAGTGCCTGTCCGTTAGATGAAGACTTTGTGCCTGACAACTGATCAGAGTTGTAAGCGAGTGCAAGAAGAAGGTTCTCAAGTGTTGCTTCAGCAAAAGCCGTTGCCATATTAACTTGCATTCCTTGCTTGTATAACTTAGCAACGTCAAGAAGTTGGTCAACCTGTACTTCGCCGAAGTCTGGTTGGAACTGCAATTCAAGGCCGTTCATTGTATAACCTACGTTAGTAAAATCATTGTCATCAGCGATTGTCTCTCTGTATGACTCGGATGATACATAAGCAGGTAGGGTTCCAGCAGTTAGTGTTGTGTCTGCGACGAAAAGCGCTGCAGCACCAACAATAATGTTAGTAGACGTACCACGAGTGTATGCCATATTTTTTCACCTCTACTTTCAATAGAATCTATATTAAGTTGTTGGGGTGTTTCCTCAAAATAAGTATAACAGCATTTTTAAGTGTAAGGATTAGTATATGTTACCCCATTTAGGGTAATTTGGTCATTAGTATGATAGTCATACTCAATAATTAGTTTATTTGCATATACCGTTCTGGCTGAGGCCAGTTCAAGAACATCTCTGGTCTCATCTGCCTGATAGACCTTTAAGTTGTGAAAATAAACATTGTATGGCTCTATGCCAGTAACAGGGCCTGAGCACCATGCGTTTATATCTTGGGCTGCTGAATCTTCACGATCAAGAGCATCTGTGATAATTCTGTGAGCGTCTGTTATTTTACTTAAGTTAGTGCAATATAAATAATAGACCAACTGCTCTCTTTTATGTCTATAAAATGGGCTTGGTCTAAATCTAATTAGTCTTTCATATTGAATTAATAATGGGTCAGAGACTCCTGGTGCAGCGATATAATTTCTAAATACATCTTCTATGTTTGTAGGGGATGTAGGGAATATTGGAACCATCTGCTCTGTACCGCTTAAAATACCAAAACGTTGAAGTTGTCCAACAACATAATGATTTACAAAAGTTGGTGGAAATGCGGTAACGTTAATATTTTCCATAATCTTATTCTACCCCAATCTTTGCATTTGTTATCCACTTGTATCCAGTAGCAACGCCTTTTGGTCTGCCTTGCTTTGCTCCTGCTGGTAGATTCTTTTTATAAATAGTTGGGTTACTAATATAGTCTGAAACTCCGCTTGCTCTTAGAAATGCCTGAGTAAAATATCGTCTCATGAATTCATCAAAGATTCTTTCAAAAGAACCTTCTACCTCTGTTCCACCTGGATTTCTTACTGTAATTGGCTTTGATGTAAAAACAGTTTCTCCACCTGAATAAAATCTTATTACAGAGTTTTTCTTTGGTTTTATAAAAACTGGAATTCCATCTTCCATGATTCTTGCTTTATTATAAAAAGGTGTATTCGTGTCTGCTTGAACGCTTGTTGATTGTCTAAAAGTTGAGTTTATAGAAAGACCAAGATTGCTAACAGTATAGTTAATGTCAAACAGTCTTGCTTCTGGACTTCCAGTTCTGTACCACTCATATACGTGATGAAGTGCTGAACTGTTTGCTCTTGCTTCAACATCTATGTACTCACCTAAAGCAAAAATAACGCCTCTTCCCAAATTGTCAAGAAACACCTTCTTGCCCTTTTGTGCACCTTCTAAAAACCCTAAAGAATAGTTTGCAATATTTAAAAGATCTTTTTCAAAATTGTTTGTTGTTAGTGAAACTCTCATTAGTCACCAACTGTCTGGTTTTCGGTTCTACGCCAGAGCATTTTGTAGTATTCTATTTCACCAAATGGGCCAACAAATGGCTCAAGAGTTCCAACTTCATATATTGTTCCACGGCCAGTTCTAGGCCCAGCAGTTTCTTTATAAAGGATAATATCGGTTTTACTTCTAATATTTGTAATAAGAATATTTGTTATTGCATTTTCTGACTCATTAGAAGACACTCTTATATCTGATCTTGATCTACAAACTAATTTTCCATCATATTGTAAAAATGTGTCTGGCTTTAATTCAACATCTCCAGCACCACCTACTGTAGTAGCATTGCAAACAATAGTTCTATCAAATACCCATTCTTTATTAGGCTGACCATAACTATTTTGTGTAATTATAGGATAGTAAACATCAGCCTTCATTGGATAGATAAAATCTGTTGTGTCGCAACTTATCATTACAATACTCCAGGTGTACCAAAGTTTGTTATATACTTTTCTAGGATTCTGTCTACTAGGATATTGCCTGTACCATCAAGTGCAGATTTGTCAATCTTAATCTTATATTGATCTGTAGAGTAGTCAAGGATATATCTCTTGTGGTATTCCATTCTTCCACACTTAATATCATCAATAAGCATTGTTATGGCATCCTGGATATCATAAGGCACTACCTTGTACCCAGTTTCAAGCGAGAATAGATAGTTGAAGGTTATTGGAAATGTAACACCTGCTGCAACTGCTAAAGTTACTGGGCTATCTTCTGTGTCATATAAATATATGGAATCTGATTCACCAAGCGGTACACCCTTTGGTGTTCCAACTGCTCTAACATATGAATCAGTCATTTGCTGATTCCATTCTTTAATAATTGCTGTCTTATCTTTTGTTAACAAATAATTCCACTCATATAATGCTGCAGGATCTTGTGTTGAATCCCAGACAAGTTCATTATTTTCGTAAGCCTTTAAGATTTTATAAACTCTGTCCCAAATAGCAAGGTAGTCTGTTCCATTACCATTTACTTCATACCAAGATCTTTCGTAGTAAAATCCACCTGGAACTATGGAGTCAATAATTGCTCTAGCCAAGGCTTCATACTTAATGTATTCATTAATTTCTGTTGCTGTGCCAGAACCATTAGTTCTTGCCAATGTTGTAGGATTTACATACGGACGCATAATCTCTAGGTTGTCTTCAACAACGATATCTCCTGGCTCTGGATTTTCAGAACCTGTTGAGTATACCGCTTCAAATATTGCTAAATAGTATGACTCATCATAAGAATTAAATTGATCTGGCAGTGTATACTCTAGTTTTGATGCACTGGTAGATACGATGGTTTCTGTAATATCGTTTACATTTCTTGTGCTTTCATTAATAACAAGAATATAATCAGTATTTGGCAAAGGAACATCATAAGATATTGTAAGCGGGTATGGTGGTAAGCGCAGTATTTGCATTAGATTTTACCGTAGTGCTTGGCTACTTCTTTAGGCGATGCTTCACGCACTGCTTTATGAGTTAACCATTTAACGGATGCCTCCTTAGTGACAATGTTATATCCTTTTTCAAGGGCACCCACACCAGTCCAATGTAGATTACGCTCTGAGTAAAGTGCAATCTTTTCTTTTGGATTCTCTACTGCTACTTCTTCTACTGGATCTTTTCTTGGTACAAAAGGCAAAATAGCCTCTAGCATTTCCTCTTTTGTTTCAGTTCCATATAAATCTATATTGTGCTTTTTGGCATATGCCTGTAATTGTGGTACTGTCTTTTTAGCAAATTTTTCTACTACTTCTACTGTTGTTGCCATAATATCCTCCACTGCTATTATATCAGAAATGAATTATCTTCTGCTTGCTCTCAATGTTTGTGGTCTTCTAATACCACTAGGTGTTCCAGAAATTGATATATTCTCACCAAATATAGGTGTTGGTATATTTCCTAAAACATTTGTTTGTGTAATAATTCCTGATGGACCCATTACTATTACCCCGCCAACTCCTCCAACAGCAATTGCTCCATCACCATCGTGTTGATGAGGAACTGTTGGATTTCCTGGATATGACATTTTATTCCTTAATTGATAAAGGAGGGCAGTTTTTACGCTGCCCTCCCTATCGTTTAGTTTTTACAAACTATTATACTGTAGGATCAACTGCTGCGTCTGCATAAGCAACCGCATCAAGTTCTTCCCACTGTAGACCAAAGCGGACGAATACTGTGTATTCAATTGTATCCTTCTTTGGCTTGTATTCACGGTTTACAGTGATATCTCTCTGGAAGCCCCATACACGGTTAGCAGGGAATGTCAAGTCGACATAGTTTGCTGGGTAGTAAGGAACTTCTTGTACATCAATGCCTAGAACACGAGTTGTACGTGCTCCACCGAATGTCTGTGCCTGTCCATCAAGGTATGCCTGACGGTTACGCTCTGTACCAGCAGTACGTGGAGCAAATGCTTCTGCGATTGCGTCAGCAAGTGTTCCGTTGTTCTTTACGATACCCTGGAAAGCATCTGTACCTGCGT